CGTCGCCCCACTCAGGCATCGGCACCTCTTCACGGGCAATCGAAATTGGCGTCATGAATGTCGCTCGGTCAATCTTCGTCATCGTCTTCGTCGTCCTCATCGGGTTGAATGTAATTCGGGCCGGGTATGTCATTTCCTTCTGCGTCGTATCCGAGGATCTCACCGTCGAAGAACCGTTGGTAATCCTTCGGATCAATCCCCGCCTGTAACGCTCCGTTGTGCCGCTGTGCCTTCTCCATATCCTTCGTGGACATGGCCGCGCGCAACCTGCACTCATCGTCTGCTGGTTCGCTATCACCGATCCGAACACGCTTCCAGGCGTTTGGGTGTTCTTCAATCGTGCCAGCAGGCCAGACGTGTGTTCCGTCTTCACGCTGCACAACGCCTTCGTGATCCCAGAACTGCTGCCGGGGTTCCAGCACGTCAATCAGATATTTGCACTTCATCGGTCAGCCCTTATGTCTGGTACTCGTACAGGCCGGTGAGCTTGACGCTAACTGAACCCTTAACGCCGTCATCCATCGCAACGTCAAATCCGTGACCGAGACCGGCACCCGTGAACGTCGAAGTATTCGTTGTGCCGTCTGCCAGTTTCAGGCCATAGTAAGTGTCTGCTGGCGTGGTGATCTGGTCACCGATTAACTGATGGCCTGCGAGGGCACTGTCCAGAAACAGGGAAAAATCGACAGACCCGCCTTCCGAATAACCCGTCTGGCTGTAGGTCTTCCCCACGCCGCCGTCCAGTGTTGTGGAATCGTAGGTTTCCGATTCCGCACCGCTGTGTGAAATGTCAATAACCTGCGCAACTGCCGTCAGTGTCGTGGTTGCACTCATTGAGAGTACAGTGCCCTTTCCAATCATTAGTGCCATGATTCAGCCTCCTTTAAGCTGGAACATATTGAATCGTTACGTCGAGCAAAACGACGTGAACGCCTTTGTCAGAACCGTCTACGGGCGGCTCATAATCTGTGCTTTCATCATTCAGCAGAACCGCATCAATTGTCTGGCTCCCAGCCGCTCCGCTCGCGTCGTCCATAAACACCCGAACCGCATCGCCAAGCGTCTCCGATCCAACGCTTCTGTCGTCTTTGCAGTCAATGTCAAAGTCAACGAACCGCAAACCCGTTGTACCGTCCAGTGTCTGATTTGCTTCCGCTCCGATTTGCGTGATGACGATGTGCGGCAGCGTCGCCCCCTGCGGTGCCTTGCTGACGTAAATCCGCGAACCGACAATTGCCGACACCGTGGACTCGTTCGCCAGTAGTGACACCAAACCGCTTTTCATCGCTTCGCCGCTTCCTTCAGTAGTTGTCGTGAGACTTCTTTTGCCATCGCTGTTTTTATCGCACCCTTCACGGACATCGCCGCATCCATTGCCATGCCTGGCATCATCGCCTTCGTGCCGCCAAGACTTTTACCCCGCCGGTTGGTTCTGTTTTTTGTTCCAATAACCCACCAGTGGAAGTTTCCGGCACCGATGCCTACTCCTTTCTGTGGGTATGATCGCGACCTCCTATGCTCACCGAGCAACTGTTTTCGCTTTGCCTTTTTCATCCCGACGCCGACGCCCGCTTTCGACTGCGGCTTGACGGTGTTTTTTCTGTACTTGCTCGCCTTGTGTCCTTTTGTCGCTTTCCAGCCGATGCCCTTTCTGGCATTTTTGAACCGTGACGGTACAGCCTTTTTTATTGCCTTTGCAACAACTTGAACACTTTTTCGCACGCCTGCGTGTGCGATCCTATCAGCCGCTTTCGTCTTCAATGATTTCAGTTTGCGGTCCAGTCGCTTGTCACCGTAAATGCTGACTGCCATCAGACCGCTCGTTTCGTTTGTATCTCCACTTCCTTATGTGCCAGGTCAATATCGATCACGCTGAGAATCTCGTACACCACGTCCTCGTTGACCAACTGCATTGCCGGTGTCGCTGCCGCCAGTGTCTTTGAATATGGACACAGCCAGACGTGAGATACGTCTGCGTTTACCTGGTCGACCTTCCAGAACTCCCGCCCGCCTTTCGACTTCACGGATGCGTAACTGATGTTGTATTGTGTCCAGTTGCTTGCGTCGGTGTTGTCTTCAAATCCGTGAGCGTCCGCAGTCGCTGATAGGCTTTTGACCACCACCTTCCTGTTATATTTAGCAACGCACGTCATCAAACAGACTTCCAATAACCAGACCACGCAATCGAGTTAATCAGATTCTTGTATTTCCTGTCGTCGCCGTCACAGTCGCCCCAGTGCATCCGGCACCACTCGACGATTGCCAACTTCGCCTCGACCGGGACCAATGCCGCCGTCGCGTATCCTGCCACGAAGGTGACGGTCACCGCTGCGGGATATCGGGGCTCGACGTCTTCCCATGATTGATCCTCTAACAGCACAATCCGTGCTGGCTGCCCGTTGAGTTCCGTGCGGTACAATGCGGAACTGAACGTCTGAGACGCTACGTCTTCATCGATATACGCGATTGACGTGACCGACGTGGCCGGCAGTTGCCGCAGTTCGATAACGTCGCCGCTCGGAAAGTCATCGAGGTTCAGAGTGAGCGTTTGCGTCATCAGTTTCGTGTGCGTGTCGTACTCAACCTGTTTCCGTGCCGCCGTCAGCATCTGCCCGAGTTCCGTGTCGAAGTCGCACGTTGTGACTCGCAGCCGATCCTTCAACTCATTCAGCGTCAGCGGCTCCGCTGTTGGATCGACGGTCACCGTGTAAGTCGCGTTTAGATTTTTTGCTTCGGCGGTTGCCACTTTGCTTTACCCATTCTGCGGTGCCATGATCGACAAGGGTCTGCATCACGCCCGGTGTCAGGTTGCTGTTCAGGTCACCACGGTTGCGGCCCTGCCACGGTCTCAGGAATCGGATTTTCTTTGATTCAGATGCTTGTCTCGCCATTCTGCTATGTACTCGTGTTTGGGTTGAAGTTCCTCGTCAAATACCGCCACCGTCTCTTCTAAATGGCCGATGCTAACAGACGGTGCCACGTATATTTTTTTGCCGGCCAGTCGCCACTGATGCCAGAACCAGATATCGTCATCGAGTCGATTGTCGCCGTACTCCCCGTCTTCGTCTGGCTGAGAATAGAACCACGGTTTTGGAACGTCCTTCAGTGCGTCCACGCGGATCAGTGTGAGTCCAAAGTGTGCCGTTGTTACGAGTAGCGGATCGAGTGATCCTAGTTGTGCTTCCTGCGTGCCGCCGATAGTCAACAGAGGAAAAGGCTTCCCGCGGCGGCATTGAAGAGCGGCCATTGCATCCGCTTCGGGATGCTGCCCGAACACGTCGAACAGATCAGAAACGTGTTGCTCGTTGAATAACGAATCTGAGTCGAGCGACAAAATCCAGTCAACGCCCTGTTCTATGGCATCGTTGAACATCCGCTGCATGCACTGCCCCCAGAACACGCCCTGCGACGTGGCAAGCCCGATGCCGAGTTTCCGCAGTGCGGTTTCTGCGATTGAGCGAGACGCCACCGCCTCGTAACGTGGCAGCGTCATGTAGGCAGCGATCTTCACGTCTGAGAGTTTCGCAGTCTCGCGTGTTGTGTCTGATGTGATCGTTGCTGTCGGTTTGACACCTTGCAGATTCAGGCTGACCGGATGCCCTGACGTGTCCAGCCCGTCTGACTCCCATTCCTCGACGCGATCCAACCCAACCTGCTCCAGCGTCTGCCGCAGTCTATTCTTGTCGTATGCGGATCTGTGGAAGTCGTTCTCATCGGTCTGGCCGCCCATCAGGTAAAACATTCGGCGTTCAGGATCGGCGGACACGCACTTGTCAACGTCTGGGACTGCGACCCGTAATCGTCCGCCCGGTTCCAACACCCTCACCCAGTCTTCCAGAGCGGTTATGGCGTCGGCAAAACTGAAGTGTTCCAGAACGTGACTGGCTCGGATCTCACTAACTGAGTTTGTCTCATACTTTAGCGGGTACGCTTCATCGCCTAACATACGATCAATCGGAGTAAATCCGGGGATCTTCGTTTTGCCTGCACCGATGTTGAGTTTAACCGCCTGCATTGTTGAGTTCTGCCGTTTCTATAAAAAGTGCGTTACAGTGAGTCGTGGCTACTAACGTGTAGCCCTTGTCCGCTCCGAGTCCTGCGATTGCGTCGAGTCCTGCCTGATGATGGTGATCGGCTCCCCGTTCAGGGGCTGGTTCATCCGCTTTAGGCGGGAATATCTCAACCAGCATGATTCGCGGTCTGACTTTTCGGAGGTCATGCCAGAGCCAGTAATCCTGTCCGTCAATATCGATGATGCCGAGGTCAGGAGCATGATTGATCCCCGTGGTTGCCAGCGTCGCGTCAAGGTCGCTGCACGTCTCATGGATACAGATTGACGTACTACCAAATTCGTTTTGCAGTTTCTCGTATTGCTCGCGGCCCGCTTCAATCAGGACTGCTCGCCAACCGTCTTCTCTCAGTCGTAAAGTATTAGAGAAGAACCGACCGTCAGCCGCTCCGATTTCGAAGCAGTGGCGGTTGGTTTCTCCTATCTTCTCCAGGCATGCCGCAATCAAACCATCCTCGCCGAATTGCGTGTAGGTATTGCTCGCACGGTCGCGGAGCCATTCACGGTTCGGTTCGTATCTGATTGAAGCCACTGGCTAATCCTTACACGTACACCGTCACGTCAGAGCCACCAGACTCGTGTTGACGCCCGAGTGTGCTGACAGCGGACACGGTAACATCGTCATTGGTGTCGCCTGCTGTGGTGACACTCAGCCGCAGGTATCGCTTGCGGCCTCGCAGGTCCACACCATAGCTTACGCTTGCTGCGGTTGTCATATCTTCGTCGGAGCGATCAGCGACCACAGTGGCAAAGTTGGTGACGACCGTGTCGTCACTTTCCAGCAGTGACAGCGTCGGCCCTTCCGCATTGGTATTAATCTCTGACGCGAGTGCGATGCGGATTGTAGCGTAGCTCGCTCCGAGCGTATCCAGATTCGCTGTTACGGTCGCTGAGTTCGTCATTGCCTGTGGCGCAACAAGAACCGAATCAGCGTCCAGTCGTGGTTGAAGTGGCATTGTTCATTCTCCAGAATTTATGTTGAAGGATGCCGAGCGGAAAAGCCCGCCCGGCGGTTCGTGGTTTTCAGTCGGTTACGATCCAGCCATCTGCAAGCCGCAGATAGGACCGGCGACGGAATCAGTACCGAAGTCGTGGACGTTGATATCGAATCGCTGCGTGCCCTTCACTCCGATCTGGTCACGTTCCCACATGGACTGGCCGCCAACGCTGGCAGAGTCGCTGAAGGAAATCGATTCCATTCGACGATCACCAAAGCTCGCACCCTGGGAGAAGTTACCGAACACAACCGGGATCTGATCATTCGCTTCAGTGCTTGGAAACACCTGCGAAATCACAACCGGATAACCGAGGAATTCGCGGATACCAGCAGCGGCCAGAACGGCTGAAGTATTGCCACCGGCAGCATTCATCAGGCTTTGCATCACAGTGTGGTAGAACGTCTTGTGACAGATCCATGAGACCTGACCCGGAACATCCGCATACTGCGGCAAGCCGCCAACAACGCTTTCAAAGTTCGCCAGCGTCAACTCAGAGTAGGCGTTGCCCGCTCCGAGAATCAGACCGGGAGCAGTGCCCGCCGTCAGCGTGTCCAGTTGCGTGCGAACACCACTGATTCCGCCATCGGTTGAAATGCCCGTTCCGCCGAACGCCACGCTGTCTTCCTTGTTACTGAATGCGTAGCTGATTTCGCCCGCGAGTTCGTTACCGAAATCGATCACGGAATCCTCATTCAATTCAGCGCTCATTCGAGTAATAGCCATCAGCTTTTTCGCGGTCAGGCTCACCTGATCGTAAGCAGCGTCAGACTCAGTTCCGGCAGAGTTCTCCCCGACGAAGTACGAAGTCAGGCCGCCCGTTCGGCGTGGATCTGTCCGCGTATCACTCGACATGGTCCGCATCTTAAACACGCTGCGAGCAACGCCGTACAGTTCCCGGAGCTTAATCAGGTCCATGCCGAATTCATCCGGGACGAATACGTGCGAACCGCTCGTGTCGCTGCCGCCTTCGCCGTGTACCATTGTCGGCGCGAAGCCGAACTGATCACGGGAAAAGGCCAGAGCATGGTTAAACTGAAACTTGCCAGGCATGTCTGCGGACAGTTTTGCCATGCAATACTGACCGAAACGATATGCTCGTTCTTGAGCAGTCACGCCGTCGACAGTGTCGGTGAAGTTCGTTATCTTGCCGTGCCGCAGGACGCGGGCTGGTAGTTTGGCTGACGCTGTTGGCTCACCCGCTGGCGTTGCCGCCGGATGAATGCCGCGAGCATCGCCGATTTCCGCCGAACGGTCAGCGAACGCCTGCACGGCTTCGAATCGGACAGCATTTGCCGCCTGAGTCTCAACCAGTGCGGTCAGTTCTTCATCAGCCAGCTTTGCCTGTGCTGTGAAGTCGTCAATCTGTGCGTTGACTTCATCGGTCAGCGTTTCGGGCTTGTCCTGCCCGGTTTCAATTAAGGCTTTCGCCTCTCCCAGAAGCCCATCGCGTTTTGCGTTGAGTTCTTCCAGTTGTGCCTTGAGTGACATGGTTGGTTCCTTGCTTGTGTTGAGCGTCGGAACCAAACGAAATAACGCCAGCGGCTCCGACAGTTGTAAATAACTGTAGAACGGCTGGCGATTGTCTTTGCATCGCTTGCACGTTAGTCGGTCGCGGTTGCCTGTCTATGCGGCGTCGTCGCGACCTGTTGATTGTCAGGTCAAACTTTAACGCACCTGCGACGGTTTTGTCAAACCGATTTCAAAGGCTGCGAGTTTTCGACGCCTCAACGCTGCCGACATTCCCGGTAATGCCGCGTCGACTTTCGCCGCTGCCTGCTTCTTTTTCCCGTGTGAAATGACTTCGTCAACGTAGCCTGCGGCCAGTGCTTCGGCAGCGGAAAACCGAGTGCCGTCACCGTGCGGCCCCATTAGTTGCTCTTTGACTTTTGCCACGCTTTGCCCGGATGCCTCCGCGTAGAGTTGTTCCAGATCCGTATCAAGCCCAACGAGTTCAGACAGTGCCCGTTCCAAGTCAGCCTGGTGGCCCATCGCCATGATCATTGCGTAATGTGGCTGGAACGCTGCCCCCTGATAACATCGGACGTTATCGCAGGCGATAACGGCTAGAGACGCGGCGGAACCTGCCAGCCCCTCAATCGTGCCCGTTGTTGGTCCGTCGTGAGACTTAATGGCGTTAAATATCGCCACGCCGTCATAAGCTAAACCGCCGGGACTGTTGACTCTCAGATTCACCGCTTTTCCGGCGTTGTCGGCCAGTAGCCGAGCCACTGACTGTGAATCCGTGCCGTCGAACATATCACCGATGACGCCATGCAGAAAGATATCGACCGAGTCGCCATGTACGGTACATTCTACCGCCATCTGATGCGGTCTCATTTGTGCGAGTGTCTCGCCCGTTGGTGCCAGGCAGTGCAGTTGCGTTATCATTTCACCGTCTCCATTAAATCAGTTGTAAGCGTCACTGCCCTATCATCCCACGTCGCCACGAGGTCTGCGACATTCCCGGACAACGTCGCAGGCATTGAAGAACCGGCGACATTGAGAAGCTGCCGTTTTGATTCGTCGGCATGTTTTGATTTCGCGGCGATAGCGTCCGCACCTTGCATTCCGGTTATCGATTCCGCAGCCCATTGGTCGTAGAACCCGTCCAACCAATCACAGAAGTTCGTTTCGCGTTTCGCCGCAGTCGTCACCTTCCGCTGCTCAAATTGTAGCGAGTTCGTGACGTTGCTGTGTAGAATCGCCCGCAACGTGTCCTCTGTCGTGTCTGTTTCTTCGGTGTCGTCGTCTTCACCCGGTTCCGGTGCTGGCGTTTCCATTGCTTCGGGCTCCTCTCCGATTTCCAGCCAGTTCGCGGGATGGTATCGCTTGTCACCATCCTCGCCGACGTCTGGCATGTTCAACAGTTTACGGGATTCGTTCACCGTCAGCATCCCGATTTCGACCTGCTTCGCGATGCCGTTTATTTTCTTCTCAAACTCCATTTTTACCGCAGCTTCAGAATTGAATTCAATAAAGTGCGTGCCGCGTTCTTGCTCCCGCTCCGAAAGCAGCTTCCGCTCTAGCTCATCTTCCCACGTATCGAGCCACGGCCTCAGCGAGTGATTCAGAAACGACTGATTTTCCGATTCCAGTGAATTGTGGCTGGTGCGTGTCGCGTCTCCCAGCAGATGCGGCGGGACTCCGAGGATGTTCGCCACCACGGCCCGGACCTCAAAGTCGCGAGTCTCGTTGAACTGCCCGGCGTTCGGGTCTATCGACGTTGGGATAAATTTCGCCCCGTCCTGCAGCAGTGCCACCTTGTGTGCCTTCTGCATTCCCTCCGCCATCTTCGACCAGGCTTGCATCGTGTTGCGGATTTTCTCCTCGTCAAAATGACCGGGGACTGCCAAAATACCGCCCATGTTGGCACCTTGTCCGAAGAACCGCGAGCCGAATTGCTGTGCAGCAATGCCAAGCCCTATAGCCTCATTGAACGTGTCCAGCGCGGAGTATCCAACGATTCCATCGTGAGACAATCCGGCGATGTGCAGCACGTCACGGCCAGGGAATTTCTTCTGCTCCCCGCCGATAACAGTGCAGTACCACAACTCCCCGTCGATGTACCGAACCAGCATCTGCTGCGGATCCATTACCCACATTGCAACGGGCTTCCCGGTGTTCATCGGCCCCGCTCGCTCGATCCATGCGAAACCGTTCCCGAATATCAGGGCGTGGCCCTGCATCGTCTTCTGAAACTGCCGCGCGTGCTGAATCGGTGACGCAAGCCGCCTTATGAGCTTCTGCGCGGGATGCTGCTTCGCTATCACCCGATCTTCGTTGCCCTCGCGTTTGAAGACATCAATTGGCAGACCTGATACGCCATTCGCCAGCAGATTCACCCCACGCCAAAACGCAGGATACCCGACGACGCTTTTATGATTCACCTTCACGCCTGACAGCGACTCGCGGCCAGAGTTAAACGTCTGGTGCCATTGGTCGGCGTTCTTCAGATTGATCGCCTGCGGCTGCTCTTGTGGCATCGCAGAGACGGCAATTGTGCATCCGTATTCCATATTCGAACTCCTTAGAACAAGACGACCCCGCCGCCCTCTGTGCTATAAACGCTCGTGTCTAATCCGTAGTGGATCAGCAATCCAAGCCCCATTAACATCGCACAGATACCGTCAATCTTTTCCGCTGATTTGCCTTTGTCAGGTCGTATGTTCCCGCTCGGATCTTCCTTGTGGGCGACGTTCGACGCCATCCACCGAAGAACCTCGTTTCCGTCGTGGTGTATCTTACCCGTCGCAAGCATTGAGAGCAATTTCTTGAATGGTTCGTTATACGTGCCGAACGTCTGCGGCATCTTCAGCAGAACGTGGTCCGGGATGCCGTTTTCCTTCAACAGTTGAGTTACGCCGCTGGCGTTCCACGGATCGAACCCGATGTGCCGCACGTCAAACGGTTTGCTAATCTCCGTGATGCGATCCGATAGATATCGGATATCCACCTCGTTTCCGTCCGTCACCTCAACGCTGCCACGCTCGGCAAAGTTCCGGATCAGCCGCTGGTCGTTCCCCGCACGCTGACTCACGTTGGCTTCCGGGATCCAAAACCACGGCATGACCGTTGCCCCGCCGTCATCCTCTGGAAATAGTAGAGCGTACGCCGTCACGTCACGAGTCGATGACAGGTCAAGCCCCGCGTAGCACACCCGCCCGTGATAGTCCTCCGGGTTAAATTCCGTCTTGCAATCGTCCCACGCTGCCATCTGAATGATACGGCTCTCCTGCTCCGTCCACTGGTTCAAGTGCAGCCGACGGAATCCGTTCTCCAGTGCCGGTATCTCCTGTGCCTTCGTACATTCTCCCCGCAGGAAATCCCGCTTCAATGACACGTCTAGGCATGGGTTTGCCTTCTCCCATACCGCTTCTGATGTCCAGTCGTCCTCCGGTTCCGCCGAATATAACGCCGGCAGATACCGCTCATCCAGTGAAGGATTCGCCTCAACTGCTCTGGCGTATTGGTGCTGCTCCCAGCAGATGGAAGAACGGTCATGCCCCGCTGTCGTGATGCTAAAAAACAACGGCTGATCACGGGCACCGAATCCCGTTTGAAACGCTTCCCAGAGTTCGCGGTTCGGTTGCTCGTGCAATTCATCAAATATCACACAGTGAGGGTTTGTCCCGTGGATCGCACCGGCTTCTGACGAGCACGCCTGAAAAAATCCGTCGCTCGTCACCAGCCGCTTTTTGCTGTCAAGCCGCTTCGCCAGTGCTTTCATGTGCGGGTTATTGGTGACCATCTTCGCTGCAATCTCATAGACAAGCCCGGCCTG